CATATTAACCCACCTTCCAATCTGTGCCGTCAGAATACACGGGGGTAGCCACTGCCCCACCCGTCACCACGGTTGCGCCGAATGTTGGCCCCAGAGCATCAGACACAAATGTCCTAGCGCCCTTGCCACTGGTTACCGCGCTGGGCAGGGTAGCCACTGTGTAAACGGAGTACAGCAGGTTGTGGTTCGTGGTGAGTTGTTGGGTGGCGTTATCCAACTGGTTGAAATACAACCGCAGAATATTCATAAACTGCTCTTGGTACAGCGCCTCATACTCCCTCGGAGCATTGGGCAGGCGCGGCGCAACAACTTTGGAAAGGTCAGTCATCTGCGGCCATCCTGACGGATGTCGATCCGTGGTGACCCAGCTTGCCACTGCACACCCAGAGTTGTTGATCTGTACTCCATGGCTATCTGACGGCCACGCACCCTGATGTAAACCTGCCCGGTGAATGCCTCAATGGGAACGGTTGCAGTGCGGGTCACGGTGGCGTTATCAGACCCACCCAAGGATGTGGGGCTGTTATACCCAGAGCCAGAGTTTTGCATGGGCTTGAGATACATGGTGATCTGGGGGTTTGTGGCGGTTGACCCAACAAACTTCACATCAGGCAACACACGCCAGATAAACCCAAACCTGTCCCCGTCCTCTATGTCAAACTCAGATGAGGTGATGAAGGACTCAATGGGTAGGGTCGTTGCAGTCTCATTGTTGTCCACCCCCTGCTCATGATTCACGATGTTGTAGCTGTATGTAGCGGCCAGGGGGTGATCCCGTAAGCCGGTGTCTAACCACGCCGTCCGGGCAAGCGAACCGTAGTACCAGCATCCCTGACCCTGATTCTCTGCGTAGTTGAACACCACATAACTGTCGATGGTGTTGTCCAGACTTTCATCGCTGACGTAGAACCACCAGATTTCGTTGAAGCCTTCGTTCGTCCCGGCAAACACCTGTTGAAACTGAAGCTTGTTGATTCTTTCAAATACATACTGCCGCAGATCGCAGTTCAGCGTCTGGGTGCGGCCATCGTACTTGTAGAACTTGTCCACACCCATCCAGTACGCCACACCGTTTGCATAGGCAACTGCGTTTTCAGATGCAATGGATGTGTTTTCCCCCACAAGCTGGGAACCCCATACGACAGGCGGCCCAACGTATTGCAGGGAGTACAAGGAGGAATCTGTCCACACCAATATTTCCTGCCGGGACTGTATGGCGGTGACGATTTCTGAGCCATGGGAGAGAAGCAAGCTACCAGCCTGATTGGTTGCGGCTGGGGTCCAAGTTACCGGAGACTCCTGATCTGACCAACGAATCAACATTGGGTTCTGGACTGTTGAGCCATAATCATTGGTCCCAAAGGCAAACACAAACCTGCTTGTGTCGGACACAAGAATGAAATTCTGTATCACCGGGACGCTCGACCCGCCTCCCAAAGCCGTCAGGGCAACACCTCTGGGGGAGAATGAATGAGTGCCTGACTGTGTTCCGGTGGTGGTTATAGCCGACCCGCCATAGGTGGCGGCAAGGCTGAACTGCGTACCAGCTACGTTTACAACGTAATAGACTGTACCCACCAGTAGGCCCGTGGGCAAAGCCCCGGTGGTGGTCAACGTCAGTGCCGTCCCGTTGACAAGGTTTAAATTGGTGGACAGAACGCCGGGGCTGGCAATTGTCACAGTGAATGGGGAGCCAAGAAAACCCACGGACGCATCCCAGTAATAGATTGGGCCACCACGGGGGCCATAAATTAGGTCTTCACCAAAGTTGGATTGGCTCCACAGACGCAATGAATCTGTAGACGATGTGCCATTGCCCCACGTTCCAGAACCCCATGGGCCAGCGCCCCAGCCGACCAACGGGACTGCATATGCAGGGCCAACATTGATCTGATACACGGCATAGACAGTGCCCCCGCCAGTGGCAGTGGATGTCGCCGCAGATGCGGCCTGGATGGTGTATGTGGTTGAGCCTGTGACGGTGATTTGATATTCGCCTGAGATGGTCAGGCCACCCACTGCCGTTCCACCTGTAAACGTGACGTAATCATTGGTGATGTACCCGCCAGCGGCATCCGTCACAGTGACGGTGGTTGATGCGTTGGTGGTGGCGAACGGGTTGGTCAGCGTGGACAACGATCTGACCGGGGTGATGTCGTAATAAGCCCCGCCATTCTCAATGTAGAACTTCAGGTTTGTACCAACCCCCAGAAGATTGGCAGCACCCAGCGTTACCCAGGCCCACAGGGATCGGCAGATGCCAACAAATGTGTTTGCTGAGATTCGAATCCAGCCACCAATCTTCTCTGGCGTACCTTGGCGAAAACGAATCTTGTCGCAGTCATAATACCCGTTCTCATTTGTATAGCGTGTATTTTCCTTGTTAATTCCAGGACGCAAAACTATTTTTTTAAGCATTTAACACCTCAAATTTATTTGTTTTACGTTGGTTATCCATCCACGGAACAACCTGCAAATTGGCTGGCACATGCAAGCCAGAAACTATTTTTCCACGAAGGGGAACGATATGATCAACATGCCAAGCAAACCCAAAGTGTTGTGTTCTATGCGCCGCAAATCTATAGGTTTCCTCCATCATCCATAAATCATCTTCCGTCAACCATGATGGCGTTCTGTGTAAAAGTGAAATTTTTCTTTTTTGGCACAGAAAATTTAAATAGTGTTTGTTTTGTTGGCGATAGTTTTTTGCGTAGCTTTTAACATATTCAGAATTGTTTTTTCTCCACAGCTTTGTCAGTTCGTTGTAGGCGGCAAGCTTTGGCAATCTATTTTTCTTGGCACTTATTTTTTCTGCTGCTAAAAAATTTTCATTCCCACGATTTTTTGCCTTCCTGGTCACGTTGTCCAGCTTATGGCACAAAATGCAAAAAGTGTTAAGCCCGTCCTTCATGCGCTTGTTTGCGTAGAAGTCATTTGTTGGCTTCTCAGCTTGACACTTGTTACATTTTTTAAGCATGATCTACCTTATGACAAGAACATGGCTCGTTCATCAATGCGCCGATTTTGAAGCCCTTTGAGTATTTTCCCACCAGCCATGCAATATTTCAAGAACTCTTCCGCAGCACCCGCTTTATCGCCCCGAAGCAGCTTTTGACGAAGCGTTGAACGCTGGAGTGTTCCAAGACCGACATTGAAACTAAAGCTAACAAGGCTATCATACATACCTTGTGTAAGGGGAACGGGGCAGAACTGAGCCACTCCACGCTCAAACCTTGCAAGATCGCTTCTGAGAATCCCATCTACTTCATCCTTTGAAAACGTGCGGCTATCTTCTGGCCGAAGCGGGTAAGCACCTCTTTGATCCATTGGTAGCTTGCCTTGATCTGGGTAAAGAACATGTCCGACTCCTATTGTCCAAAGCTGTGCGGGGCATCGGTATGGTTTAAACCGAATGCCCTCATGGTGGCAGATGACCTTAATGGCCTCTGGGCTGACATTCATTTTGATTTAAACGCCTGACCGCCAAACCAGAAGCTCACGATACACGCCCAAATGATTTGGGTCTCATCGTCCCATAGGTTGTCCAGCGCCACGGTAAATTCCACGTTTGTGTGCCATGCGTAGTAGAAGCCAAACACTTCAACAAACATGAACATGGCAAACATGCCGTAGGTGATGACGCTACGGGTAGCCGCACGCATATTGATGACCCAGGTGCTGGCCCCTTGGCCCAGGGCTATGTCGTGCGCATACAGGGCTTGGCGCTCCTGCATGGCGGTCTGGGCGTTGGTGACCTCTGCGTTGATCTGAATCTGCTCAGTCTGGATGTGTTCAATGCGCTCCTGCGCTTCCAGGCCAGCCTTCTTGAGTGTCAGTTCACGCTCAGTTTGCATGGCCGCAAGGGCAAGCTCATGCTTCTTGTCGGCCCGGTCTTGAAAGAATTCAAGGATTTTTGGTAGTCCGCCCATCAGGAAGCTGATGAGGGATGAGAACAGGGTTAGCATCTTTTTTCCTTTCGTCTTCGATTTGCTTTCGCAGTTTTTCCGTTTTTTCCATCTGGGCCTTGGCCTCTCGCTTCACCACCATCGTGTCCACATACAACAACCCTACCAGAGGGATCATCAGCACAAAGACCAATGCGAACAGGATCAAGACAAGAAGGTATCCAAACGACCCCGATGATGAAGACTGATCACCCACATTAGGCATATCAGGTATCCGATTACGAAAACCACCAGCACCGTTTCCAAAACCCTGTCCAGAATCAGATTTTTTAACCTTTGTCGCTGCCATGCCTTCACCCGCTTTTCGTGCAACTCCCGTGCCGCTTGTTCCGATTTCTGATCCAACAGCCGTTGATACTCTTCAACGATTTCCCGCCAGAGATCGGGCATCCCCATCTCCCAGCGCACCATTTTCTCAAGATCGGCATAGAACTGCTTGGTCTGCCGCAGATACATCACATTGTCTATGGCTTGTGTGGCAAGATCGTCTTTTATTCCCCTCTTCTGGTTCTCTTCACGCTGATACTGAGCCTTCTCATGGCTGGCTTCTAACTCTGCGTGGCCCTTGAAAAAACTCGAAAGGGCTGTACCAACTTCACCTGTGATCTTTGTCAGATCAGACCCGGTTTTCTTCAGGTCTTGGTAAACGCTGATGCAGCCCTTTATGCCTTCATATGCCCCTTTACAAAGGGCAAACGCAGTTACTGGATCAATGGCTGCTCCGCAGACTTGGCCTCTTCAGGCATTGGCACTTGGGGAATGGCTTGCTCACGAATAGCCTGGATCATGTCAGCCACTTCAGCATAGGGGCGTGTACCCAAATACTGCATGACGGCATTCACAAGGCCCAATGTCAATTCAATTTTCTTGTCGTTCATAAGTTGCTCCAGAGTTACCGCTGTCAGGGCCAGCGGGTTGCCCTTTTTTAATTATGCCAGCCAAGGAAGTTGTGGTGTCACCACAGGCGGGTTGATGGCGTTGTCGATCTGTTGCTGTACAGCCGCCTCTGTAGCGTCCTTGTCCACACCAGATGCCCAAATCCAGCCAAGCACTTGGTCTTGCGTTAATTGAGCATACGGGGTGTAGGGTGCGCCAGCGGTGTAGGTCACGCCACAAGTGCTGTAGACAGAACCGCTGTAGGTCTTGCCATCTTGCACTTGTGTGCCGTTGCACTGCCAGTGAACGGTGATTACAACATCTGTCTCCCCTTCAGCTTGCGGGTAACAGTTCATTGCGCTAATGTTCCAAACTATGGTACTCATGCTGGCGCTCCTTGAAATTGTGCCGCCATGTGCGCTTGATAAGCCGCAATGACTTCAGCAGTCCAAGCCACATTGCAATGAGCAACAACATTGGCGGGTTGACCAGTAAGGTCTTGACCCGGTGTCAGGCTTGTGCGGTGGTAGGTTTGGCTCAGTTGCTCACCGTCTTCCATGATGCGAGTTGCTTCACGGTAGAGAACGATGCCGTTCTCGGTCACGGTGATTTGGTCGATTACTTTTTCTTTCGTGATTGCCATTTGGGTTTCTCCTTAAAGTTGGCGTTGTGTCCAGCCTGACCAATCCAATCAAGCTAATTAACTTTTGTCAAACTTGGTATACGATAACAACATCGATGGCGGTGAGGCTTGTCAATTCGGAAGCTGGAAGTGCTGTGTCAGTATTTCCATACCTAAAATTCACATTAGTTCCATTTGAAACCATGTAAAGAGTCAATCCATTTGTGATAGGGGTTGTGGTTGTGAAGAATGCAGTTTTAATAGACCCCGTGGCTTCTGCCCAAGCGGCCGTGGCATATTGAGTAAATGGAAAACCTGTGACCGTTATTTCACCAGTTCCATTGGTTGAAAGTCCATTTAGTTTCACACCAAAACTTGCTCTAACTATATTTCCTATTTTGGTATAAAACGCTTCTCTGTAGGCATAAGTAATGCCTGTTGCGGCTACTATGCTGGTGGTTAATGTTGGCGTCCAAGTCCCCTCCTCATAATCATCTAGCGTGTTTGCGTCAGTTGATGCTGATTGAGTTGCGGGGAATTGAACGCCAATCCCCGATGTGGCTGGAGTAACTGTCCCAAGAGAAATGCTACCAGCAGTTGCAATTGCGCCCGAATCTGCCATCCTAAACTTGTACGCCGCAGCACCGGAGTTGTAAACGCTAAATGGAGAATAACTGTTGTTCGTTGTGTTTTGTGCAAACTGTATCAATAAACCGGAATTACCAAAACCAGACAAAGAAGCATTACTGTTTGTGAAAACTGCACAGGAGGCATTATTGGCTTGGCTAATACTAAATGTGCCGTTGGCATCAAATTGTGCCCATGTGCTAAATCCACCAACCCCAGTTATTGCCGACCATGCGCCAAAAGCAAGTGCAGTTCCAGATTTAACTCCAATTGACGAGGTTGCGCTTGAATGTCCACTCCATAGACCAATAAATTTTGAATTATCAGAGTTACTGGAAAAAATGTTTGTACCAAGGCTTGTAGATGCCGATTGAACCAACAAGGCATAAGAAGCATCACTAAATTTACCAGTTGATGGCGATGAAGTTCCTATTCCCACATTACCGACAGTGTCTATATATAAACGACTTTGGGCGTTGGAGAATAAAGCAAATGGATGATTAGATGCTGTTCCTGTGTAGGCAATAGAAGATGAGCCATTTGCCACATTAACCAGTGTGACTGAGTTGGTTGTGCTATTTATGACTGCCGATACAATATTACTCTTTTCAAGCGTCAAAACTGCATTGCTGTCATATGGCGTATTACTACCAATGGATAGCAAGCCGCTGGTATTAAGGGTCATGCGCTGTGACATAGATGCGGAACTACCCGCAGAAGTTGATGCCAGCGTAGAAGTATAAAAAACAATCCCGTTTGTGGCATCTAAAATAATAGTGTTTGCATAACCAGAAGCATTTAAAAATTTATCGCCACTGTTGTAATACTGGTTTCCACGAAAAGCAATTTGATTTGCAACGCCACCCATGTCTTGGATGCCGCCCCAACTGCCAACTTGAATTGCTTTAGGACTCCAAGCACTAGGCGTAACACCCACACCCAAATTTGTGCCATCAAAAGTTAACGCACTACCCGTAGTCAGCACCTTGGAGCCGTTCAAATAAGCAACGCCATTGGCTGTGCCGCCTGACAGAATTGGGTTGGCTGTTAGCGAGATAACGCCCGTGCTGTTGGCAATTGATGCAGCAGAAGTGCCGTCAAGCGCCTTAATGTTGGTGACTTCAAGGTTTGTCACATCAAGGGTTGTAAACACCGCTGCGCCGCCAGTGTTGCTGATTTTGATGAAGTCTGATCCGTTCCATGCACAAACGGCTGATTCGCCCTTCACAATCGTTACGCCCGTGGTTGGGCCTACCCCACGAAGCACAATGGATTGGGTGCTTGAGCTTGCATTGATAACGGTGTAAATCTTTGACTGTGCCGGGGCCGTGATATTTCGGGTTGCCGTGCCGCCTGCCGTCCACAGCAAGATGGCCTGCCGTGATGTATTTGCCGCTCCAGTTGTCGTGGTCAGCGTTACATCTACATCTGATGAGAGAGTGGTTGTCCCGGCGATTGCAGAGTCCAGCAACGATGTGATGCTGTTGTTGACCGTGTCGCCCCATGTGCCGCTCAGTTCCCCCGTGACGGGGAGGGCCAAACCCAAGAGTGATGTGTATGCTGTAGTCATGTTTAAACCTCAAGTTACGACTTCTTCCCAGGCTGGAGTCTGTACATCTGATACATCTCCCCAGCCGGGTGTCTGCGGGTTGCTGATATTTTGCCACGAAGGGGTCTGTGTGTCATCTATAGGTTTCCAATAGACGGCGATCACGTCCCCCACTGATCCTCTTGCGTTTACACCTGTCAGGGCCAGTATCCTTGCGGCCACCGACATCGTCCCAACGGAGCCTGATGCGTTTACACCAGACAGGGTGACAGACACCTCTTTGACAACTGTGCCGACCGATCCATTCGCTTGGTTGCTGTTCAGCGGGACAATGACACCGCCCGGAGAGCCAAACGCCAAGTTCCCGGTCAACGCAACTGATGCGCTTTGGCCAACCGTTCCGACTGCCCCGCTTGCAGAAACTCCGGTCAAGGCCGTTGCCTTGTCCCCGGTAACGGCTCCTACAGCCCCCGATGCCTCAACACCTGTAAGTGCTACCAGCCGTGAGGTTGTAACTGACCCAACCAACCCAGAGGCCAGATTGCCCGTCAGGGCAACATCCTTGCTATGGTCAACGGTTCCAACTGCTCCAGCCGCAGAAACACCCGTCAGAGCAATCTCTAGGGCTGTCCCTACGCTACCAACGGAACCAAACGCAATGTCGCCGTCTTCACCCTCTGAGGTGCTGGGAGCCATTGTCCCAACTGCGCCAGAGGCTGCTACGCCCGTGAGCGCAATGGTGATGCTTAACGAGACAGAGCCTACCGCACCTGTGGCGGCATTACCTGTTATGTCGAGAGTACCGCCCCAGCCGTTACTCCCCCATGCGCCATCGCCCCACCCGAGAGACATGGCTTACCCCTTATGTGGTAGCCAAGCGCAACAGAGCAGTCGAAGTCGTGTTGGAAGGCATCGTCAGAGTGAAGGTTCCAGCCGTGATCGTCTGGGAACCGAAGGTGTGGACACTGACAGCCTTGTTGCTTTGTGTTGAGTTATAAATTAACACTGCATCAAACGCCGTGGTCAAAGTCACCGTGGTGTAGGTGATCGATGCCGAAGGAGTCCAATACGCCGTTCCTGCGGTTGTCGAGGTGTTCGATGTCAGCGGAGCGGTGGCATTGGTCACCGTCACGCCGCCAGCAGAGTAACCCGTACCCGTAACCTCGCCCGTGGACGAATATGCCGTGGTGGAAGCATTGATCGTTGCCGATGCCAAATACAGGGCAGCTTTAAACGTGTCAGCCGTGATGGCTGCACGGATTGGTGCAGTGCCAAAGTTGTGAGTTGCAGTCAGAACCTCGCCCAAGAACGAAGTGGTCATTGCTTGTGTGTTTGCCATGATGTTTCCTTTAACCTATAGATGCGGCTTCAGCACCGGCAAAAACCGGCATTTTCTTCAACTGGACATGGACAGAACGGTGTACAAGTTCGCCCTCCAGCCAATACTCAACCCAAGTGGTCAGTTCATTGTCATTGTCCACGGTTCCTTCCCGCTTCTCAAGCAAGGAATCATCCATCTCGCCTTTGGTGGTTGTGACTATCAATTTGAACTCCTGATCAATGCTGTGGTTGATGTGTTGGCTGGCATCGTGATTAAGAACGTGGTGGTCGATGTCTTGTCAGACCCAAAGTCCAACACCGCCACCGACTTGTTACCCTGGGTTGAGTTGTAGATCAAAGCACATCGGGCCGTGATCACGCCCGTCCAAGATACATTGTTGAACCCAACATAGGCCGTATAGCCAGATGTGCTGACCGTAATCCCGGTCATCGTCGCACCGCCCGCCACATAAGTGCCTGTAGCCGCTACTTCAGCAGTTGAGGTATACACCGTGGTGTCCGCATTCAGGTTGGCGTTGCCCGTGTACAGGGCGATCTTGATCACGTCGGTGGTCAAGTCATGGATGCCCTGATAAAGCTCCGCTTTGAAGCTGGTGGTTTGGGTTTGGACAATACTCATGCCACAGTAACCCTCACCTGACCATCACGATAAGCATCCATACGCTGTTTGCCATCACCCAAGTTCTTGAGCAGAGCAATTGCTTGGACATACCGATCATTGACCAGCTTGACCATGTCAGGCTCACCCTTCATGTAGGTATAAGCCTCACACAGAGTTCCGTACAGCAAAGCAGAATCAAAGTTGTCACCCAACCAAGTGGTTGTGGCGGTGACGATGGACTCTGGGTAGTAGTAATAATGCAACTCAGCGCCGTAGGTCGTACTAGGGGTTGGGCCAAGAATGAACGACAACTCGTTCACGTTGGAGGACTGAGGGCCAAAAATGGCGTAGTGCTTGGGTGTACCGGTTGTGGCAGGATTGGGATACGCATCCCGCATGAAGTTCACATCTTTGTTGAGCAAGTAGATGTAGCTTCCCCCGCCACTTGGATACACAGCCAGCGAATACACAGACAAAAAATCATCCGGGCACGACAAGTACTTATTGCCAGACGTGATTGTTCCCGTCACGTTCTTACGCAAGTTCGCAATCTGGACCGTGTTGTAGATGCGCTGCTCAGCCTGCTTGATCATTGTGTTCATGTCCGTTGTGTTGAACGTGTTCTCACAATAATCGCTGACAGCGACTACAAGCTGGGCGTATGTCATTGCCATGGTTACATCAACCCATTGGGCCTCGTGACATCACACCCTTGGTGGCCGCGCCAGTACCACGCATCTTGATACCGCTGGTCTTGACTTCATCATTGATGCCGATGCTCACGCCATCCATGGGAGTCCAATCAGCTTTGCGGCTGATGGGGTCTTTGGGGCGCATAGGTACACCGGGCTTGCCGTCCATGGTGTGCGGTTGGGCGTAGACGCTGGCGGAGCCAACTTCTTTGCCCATCATCTTTTTGCTGAATTTACCCATTATTTGCTCCCAGATTTCTGGTTCATTGCGCGAGAAAGATTCTTCCCGTATGTCTTACGGTCCATGCTGGTGGGCCCGCCTTTTTTCATGCCCTTGACGTGCATGCGAGACTCATGGCCTTTGACCATCTTCTTAGCCTCTGTGTCGGCAATCGCCTTGACTTGTTTCTTGTCCATGTCTGCTCCTAAGTTACGCTTACCGTTACTGTACCAACACTTGTGGTTGCCACCAAGTAGTTTGGCGTTAAATCCACATCAAAAAAGCTAGACCCGCCCACCGGTCTCCAGCCCCACTGAATATCTCTCGACCCGCCAGACGGAAACCCACCCACGTTGACACCCGAAGTTACATAGGTCGTATCCGGACGGGGTTGACGCACTGCTTGGGGGTCATCCACCGGGTACATACCCAACTGTAACTGCGGCTGGTCCGGGTCCCAGCACTCTGGGCACACCTTAATCTGGAACAGCTTGGTCTTGATGACCTCGTTTTTGAGCTGTTTGAGTTTAAATTGCTGCCCGCACCGATCGCACTCGGCAATTGAAAACTTGCCAGAGGAAAACCGATTACCCATTACGGAGTGCTCCCCCCGATGAAGGCTTGTCTGGGCACGAGGCGGATCGCCGCTTTCTCATGATCTTCGCCTGCGGCAAGGTTGAACTGCTCGTCATAGACCGCTTTCAGCATGTCCATGCGTCCTTGCAGTTCAGGGACCTTCATCGCGATGTAGTACGCCAAGCCCGCCACAACACATGGCAGGAAACGGAAGTTCATGTCCGCGGTCTCCACACCAGCGCCAGCATCTTGGACGCGACGCATGCGATAGTAGACAAACTCATATGAAGTAGACCCATCAGGGGTTGGCCACACGGTCACAGCGGGTAGCTGGGGTACGAAGACGGCTGTTGCGGCAGTGTGGGCCGCTGCCGTGGTGTTGTTTTGCCCGCGAAACACGCTGTTCAGAGTGTTCCCTGAGATGTACCCGTAGTACATGGTCTCGTTGTCCAGCTTGATGTAGCCAGAGGATGCAAGTCCTACCGTCGAGTTCAGCGTAATTGTGGTGTCTGTGCTGGTGATAGTGCTTGCCAACGTCAGGTTAGTTGAGCCGGTTTCACCCGACAGACGTTGAATCCAAACCTGAATAGGCCGGGCTTGGGTTAATTTGTTGGGGATCGTGGCGTAGGTAGAGACACTGATACGCGTAATGGATAGATCAGCTTGAGTGGTGGCGCTGTTGCCGCCCGTGCGGATCACATGATCCAGCAAGTCAATCGTATCCGTAGGCAATGGGTAGGTGTTCAACCCCTGCACCAGCGGGAAAGAGCCCGCCTCGATTGTCCACATGTTCAGCCCGCGGTTGGCCCACTCAATGGTCATCAGGTTCATAGACCTGCGTGCAGTACGCAGATCGTAGCCAGAGCGCATCTCACGACCAGCCCTCTCCCACGCTTCCTCGGCAATCTCCGTGAAGTCGGGGTTAAACGCTGTGGAGCCGGTTGTGGTCATCTAAATCCTGCCGTTTTCTTTGCAATGTTTTTGGGTTGAGCCACAAACTGTTTACCTGCTGCCTTGCCCTTGCGTTTGGCTCGGGTGGTGGCGGCGTATTCAGCGGGAGACAAAGACTTGATTGCAGCTTCAGGCAAGTAACGCTCGCCTGTTTTTGACGAAGGCTTCCCTGACTTGGTGCGCCATTTCTGGTCACCCCAGTTTTTAAGGGAAGTCTGCGGCGCTTTCAATCCTTGTATCCCCCGCCCGCGGCCTTGTACTTCTTGGCCACAAGCTGCGCTTTACGAGCCGACCATTTGCCAGCGCCTGTGCCTTGGGTGGCCGCAGCCTTTACCTGGGACACAATCCGCTTGCGAAGCGAGGGCTTGGTGTAGTTCCCAGCCGCATTCACCGTCCCGCCTTCGGCGTACTCAGTGAAGTCTGTGTCGTCCCGACGGGCCTTCTTAACGCCTTTGGGCATCTTGGACGGGCTGATAGCGCCCATACCGCGACTGGACATCATACAAACTTCCCGCGGGTTTTGCCTTTGACAGCACAACCATCTGCACGTTTGGAAGCGGAACCAACGCTACCGCCTGAAGCCTTTTTGACCGGCGCTGAAGCACTGTCAATGTCTTGAGGTGGTTTACCTTTTTCCGCCGTATAGATACCGGCGTTTTGCTTCTTGTCGTAGTCTGCAAGCTCTTTAGCCGTGGGGCCACCTTGCTTGCCTCGCCCTGCGCCAGCGTTGTTTTCAGCCATGATTTACCCCTTTAGCAGGCGCGACCGCCCTTAGCCATTTTGATCTGCGTAGCTTTGGTCTTGCCTTTTGTGGCGATGCCATCAGCCGAACGGGTGAAGCCGCCAGAAGCCATCTTCTTCATGCCGCCTTTTTTCATGCCCATCATCTCAGCTTTTTCGTGCTTGATCATGGAAGCAGGAGCACCTTTTTTCTTCATGAAGGCCACTTCTTTACCGACCATTGCTTTGGATTCTTTCATGTCACCACCTCTTGAGAATGTTTTGCCTTTGTCGGCGTTGCTAAAATCTTTGCCCACGGACTGTGGGACTCCTGCTTTCTTGGCGAACGATGGATTGTGGGCCACCGCCTCCATGAATCTGTGCTGCTTTGCGCTATGAGAGGGCACTTCGCTGCTCCTTCATAAACATGTCGATCTTGGTCTCTAGCCGGTCCAACCTGTCCATGATTCGGTTGATGTCCGTGTGCAAATCTATCTTCGTCACATACTCTTTGGGCATCTCTTCGCGTGTCCTGTTGATCAGAATCTGAAGGCGTTTGATCTCATCCGCCTTGTCCTTCAGACTCCAACCCAACAAGCCCAGAAAGGCCGTCAGAATAGCGTTCCAAATAGCCATTTCCATCTCAACACTTCCAAGCCCGAAGGCTCTTGTTAATCCGGCTGTTTGGGTCTTTGGCTGTCTTCTCGGATGTGAGCTTCTTCTTCATCCCAGTCATCCTTGCACAGAAAGAGTCGCGCCTGCTGCCGCCTTCGGGCTGCGGAGCCTTCAAACCCGGCTTGCCGGGGTTGGCCTTGTTGTAGGAAGCTCGGCCCTTGGCGTTCAAGCCACCCTTTTCCGATTTGCCTTCTTTGCGTTGCCATGCTGGTGATTTAGCCATTTGCCACTTTCAAGTGTAGTTTTGCATGCTCCTTGAGGAGCGGCTGCAAAGCGTCTTGCTCAAAGTTACGGGTGAACTCTTGCGTGCCGATGTGTGGCAGGCTGATCATTGGGTCGAGATAAATCTTGTATCCGTGCTCTCTAGCCCTACGGCAGAACAGGTAGTCTTCCCCGATGTACTCACCATTAATGATGGCAAAGTCAAAGACGGCGTACTCATCCGCGCCGTCCCCATCACCCTTGTACTTCCACTCGGGGTGGGCTTCGATCAGCGACTCAATGACATGGCGACGGATTAACATGAACCCGGTTGCCACGCTTTCCACGCGCATCAGGCCATTCTCGTCAAACTCCAACTGGTTGTCTTCATCCAGATAGAAGTCCAAGAAAAACTTGGCATCTGCCGCCCTGCGGGGATACGTTCCGGCCACAACATCTCGGTCTGTGGACAGGGCCAACAGACGAGTTACTGCATCCACATTGATGACCACATCAGCGTCCACAAACAACAGGTCAGTGCAGTCTGAAGCCATGAAGTTGGCCACCAACTTGTTGCGGGCCTTGGTGATGATTGAGCAGCCAGACAGGTGCACCAGATGAATCTGGACACCCATCTTGTCCAACTTGGGGACGAGTTGCGCTATGGCAAAACAGGTCTTGATGTTGACCTTGCCATCGTAACAAGGGATTGCAAGCATCAGCTTGCGCCCTACCAAGTTGAAGCTCTTATCAGCCATAGAACACCGTCACAAAGCTTGTGTTTGAAATGCTGGCATACACACCTTTTGCCGCCAAAAGACCTTCTCCGGGAACCAGAATGGCCACGGGGTTGGTAACACTTTGAGCGGTTCCAAAGCTCACCAGCCAACGAGCGCCGCTATTCACATACCGGCAAGCTGTGCCGGGGGTTACGGTTCCAGAATTTGGGTCATCAAGCGTAAAAGTGCTTGAGTCAACAACGGTAATTACATAATTGCCGTCTGTGCCGGATGCGCCTGCTGCTGCGCTAAAACCAATGCCTACGCGGTCACCTGTGCTTAGGCCATGCGCTGACTTAGTTACAGTAACAAGTGTCCCTGTTCTGCCGTAACTAGCGGTTATAGGAGCTACCGCAGTGTCAAATATTTCTACGACACCAGCGCCGCCACCACTACCCTGAAAAGTAATTTGCTTTACACGGTAACGCCCGGTAGGAACGATAAAGCCTGAAACATCAAGATGCCCAGCCAGTACATCAGTTTGCATTCCCATAATCAATCTCCTGAAAAGCGGGGGCCGAAGCCCCCTGGATCAATTAAGCGGATGCTGGGAACTGCGAACCGTTAGAGTCGGCAACAACGTACATGATGGTGTACTGCACAGTGCCTGCGGTCACTGCGGCCACGGTAGGGGTCATCGTTGCAACGATCTTCACATCGGTTGGGCCAATGCCAATTCCGCTGGGGGATGCGGTAGAGGCTACGCCACACCATGCACCCAATTTGGCGGCTGCGTTGCTGATGGCGGCGCGGCCCAGAGCGGTCACATCGGTAGCGGCCCAGTACAAGGCGGCAGTAGTGCCGTCACCAATGCTGACGTTGGCGGCGGTGGAGCCAGTGAACGCAACAGTGGTATCGATCAGGATGTCAACGATTTGTGCGCCAGCAGGCAAAACACAAATGGTGTCGGTGGTGGCTGAAGCAGCCTGACCAGCGTAGTTCTTTTTGAAGGTTTGAGAAACAACGGTTGCGCCGATATTCTCAATAGTGCCGACAGTCGTGCCAGTGGTGTTACGGACAGTGCCCAACAACCAAGGGCCAAGGTGAGTTGCGAATCCCATGTTCAATGCTCCATGCGTTAAGGTGTATCAATCTTGCATGACAGTCAGCCGGGACTGTTTGATACACCGGGTTTCCCGGATTACAGTCAATATATCATGGGTTAGGAGGGAACGCAAGGGCTTCTGAATCCGGGGGTAAAGAATTTGATTTGCGTGAATTTTCTTGCTGGGTGATGACCCGAAGATTCCAAGGTATATGCAGCCCACAAACAACGTCCGAGCGCAAAGGATATATGTGGTCGACCACATACTGCTCTCCAGTTGTGCGGGTCATAGTTATGGCGATTTGGTAAAGCTGCCGTATCTCTGCTTTATGCTTGTTTGTAGCCCATGGAGGTACGGCTTTGCGGTGCTTGCGCCTACGGGCTTTGGTGTCGGCTCGAACCCACACAGTATTGCGCTCCTTCCAATCCCGCTTGTATTGCGCTTTTTTGTCCAGTGGTGTTGTTTTAGCTGCGGCTATAACTTGATCCCGGTTGTCCTGGTACCACGCGTTTTTTCGATCTTTTACAGCTTCTAGTTTGTTGTATGCCCGAAAATATTCAGCCCGCGTCTCTGTTGCTTGCCGCCATTCAACTTTGAGGCACTCAATACATGTCCCTTTTGTTTTGCGCAGGGCGATGTGCCCATGCTTGCATGGTTCCCCCGTGAAGTAATGAGTAGCTCCAGAAGCTTTTGCATCTGCGCGGGTTTTGGGTAGGTTTAAGATGTCCATTTTGGCCCTGGTCGTTTAGTAACAGGTAATGTACACGAAAAATCCAGAAATAAAAAAGGGCCCCAAAGGGCCCTTAAATTAAGTCTTTCGACCCAATTATTATCAAGCGCCAGGGGACCCAAAGATACCCAAGGGGTCTGACACGCCGAAGCTATAACGCTCACGAGCTTTATAGCGAACGTTTCCGGTGTCGAAGTCTCCATCCATTTTTGTGTCCAGGGGCATACGCACAAAGTGCTTCAGCCCGTTAGGCACGTCGGTAGACAGGAACCAAGCGTTGGTGTCGGTCAGGTAGTGGTTGACACAGTAGCCCTGGGGAATAGAGCCGTTGTTCTTCAACGCGTTGATGTCGTTGTCGGTCGTGCCAACACGCAGTTCGGTCTCCAGGAGACGAGTTGCAACGAACATCAGAGCGGGAGGAACAATCAACTTCTTGGGCTTGGCTGCGATCAACAAGCCACGCTCGTCCGTCCATGCAGCGATCTGAATAACTGCGTTTTCTAACGAAGTCTCATTCAAGTCAGCGGCGGTAGCCGGGCGGTTGCTGTTGGTGCCACCAGAGATCAACGGATGGGCGGTAGAGCACAAGCTCACGCCGTCACCGTAAGTCACCGTGGTGTTGAACGCTTGGTTCAGCACGTAGGCAGCTTTGACCTGCTTGGTGTAAGCCATACCACGAGCCAGCGATTTGGTGTAGCGGCTGGACAACGAGTCATACAAGTTGTCTTCCACTGCTTCTTCCGTGATGGCGAAGCCCATTGCGATGGTTTCATGGTTGTAGCGAGCGGTCCATGCTTCCTGGGCGTTGTCGTACTGGATCGCAGAACCTTCGTTCTTGACCGGTGCGGCAGAGAAGCCAGAAAGTTTGGTCTCTTCCTCGAAGGAACGCTCAGAAGTCTCGGTTTCGTAGATTTCTTTGTGCTCTTCAGGGTAGGTCGCATACTGCAAGCCGAACAACGCGTTCAGGCCGGGGAGCAGTTCTTTAAGTAGTTGTGCGCGTGAAATTGCCATTTCTTACTCCTTAAACACCAGTGGTGTTGTTGTATTGGTGAGTGTTGATCTTCACCAAGAGTTCAGTGTAAGTGTCGGCAGCAGTGGCGGTCTCAGGCACAACGTCGATCACACGGATTGGGATGGTAGCGGTCGTACCAGCACCGGTCAGGGTCACAGCGTAAGCAGAATTACCAGTGGTAGTGCTGCCAGCGTTGAGAACCAGAGCCAAGTTAGTGCCGACAACAGTCCGTCCAGCGGAACTCATGGTAGTGCCAGAAGACACAACGGCGACCTTGAACAGGGCCATGGGGTCATCCACAACATACGCATAAGCATAGTTGCTAGTCGTGCTGATTGAAGCGGGAATATATTGGCTCTGAACGGTTTGGCCGCTAGAGTTCACATATTGACCGCCAACAACTACGCCAACAATAGTGCCAGAGTTGGTGGTGGTTGAGAGAATCAGATAGCCGGTGCTGTCGATTTGAACCGTATCTCCAGAGAAGATAGCAGTACCAAAAGAAGCGGCAACGGGAATCTGTCGAATAGCACCAGCGTATGGCATGCCGTCAATACGATTGACAGGCTTTAGGCCATAGGGTGCGGAGACAGTGGGGTAAGCCATTGAAAGACTCCTAAAGATTAAGAACCAGAACCGAAAGCTCGTCCCTTAGTCACTGTTGAGCGGCGCTCATTAAACAGCGGCATACGGGCATCGCTCTCGCGCATGTAGGTGTTGTCTACCGAATCAATTTGCGAATCAGTAATCTTTTGGAAGTGCTGATTGCGCTGACCGACAAACTCCACCGGGGTTTTACAGAGGATGAGTCCACCTACTTCGATCGCATCTTTGTACCGACTATTGGGTTCGGCAAAAAGCTGCGCTTCAGGGTGATCCGAAGCCTTCACAGGCTCCCAGCCCTCGCGGAATTTTGAAGATACGTTCTTGGCATCAGCTTGACCCATCATGCTGGTACGAATCCAGCGGAACGCGTAGCCCGGCTCTTCGTCAACTTCGGGTAGAAGTTCAGCGGGTGCCCATTTGGTTATTGGACGCACTTCGCGAGCACGAGATTCAAGTTCACGATTAAGTTTGTTCTGTTCTGCCATGATTATTTCCTCATTTCTTCCGCAACCTTACGAGCATAGAGTTCCAAAGGAATTCCAAGCCGCTTGGCGATATTCACCTGCGACGGGCTGAGCACGATTTTTTTGGATGCAGTGCTGCGCGTTGCGGGTGCAACAACATTTGCTTTCGGGCGCTGAGAAGAGTTAGCTTCAGCGGGATCATCGGACGCAAATTTATCCGAGAACCTTTGGCGAATCTCTCCGTTGAGTTTCCTGTAGTACTCATCCGAAGTAGGGTCAACACCATCTTCCAAAACCAGCTTTTCATGCAACGCGAGAGCATAGCTGGTCATTAGCCGGTCTTTTCCGAACCATGGATTCTTGGTTTGCCAAGCCTCCACTTTAGGATCAAACGGTGCTTCCCGCGTGAGTTGTTTGGTTTGTACATCAACCGCGTCCGTTTGTAAAGGGGTAGGTTTGAAATTACTTACCCTTTCCGCACGAATCTTGGCAGTAGTCAAGTTCTCCTGGGCTTCCACAAGCCGGTCAGCGTCCCCAGACTCATACGCTTCCTTGTAGGCACGTTTGGCGGTCTCAACTTCGTTAGCAACCACCCGTTTTGCCTGCTCAAGTAGTGCTTCTTGGTTAGTGTTCAACGATCCTTTGAGCTTTTTATTCTCATCTACGACCGTCTGCGCCAACCGCAAAGCCTCTTCTTTTTCACGAAAAGCTGCCTCTTTGGCGCGTCGCTCGTCGTGATAGCCGCGCCCCAAGTGAGCCAGTCGCTCCTTGAGCCGTTTGTCGCTATATTTAGACAACTCCTCGTCCGTCACCTCATCGGGCGGTGTGTCCAAGGGTTTGCGCCCGCGGTCCTCCACGGGGGTGTCGTCAACGATTTCGATGTCGGCATCGTCCTTTACGGAAACTCCAGACTCTTCCAAGTCCTTCGCTGCCTTGGCTTCAGCCTCTTCCTTTTCGTCCGGAAACTCGAACGTAGTCTTTTCAAATTCAGGCATGAGTTACTCCTTATGCACGGGAAATGCCACGGGGGTCTTGGACCACAGCTTCGACCGAGTCATCGTTGATGATGCGGAACTCTTTGCCGTGAATCTTGATCCGTGTACCAGTGTTGGGTCGGACCAACACAAAGTCCCCTGTCTTGCAGGACGCGCCACTCGGGAAGCGTTTCTCATCTTTGTACGCGTCGGGCCCCATCTTCACGACGTACAGCACGGGAGATAGGACCTCCTCATAGTGCATCGTCTGGCTGGCTTTCACCAGACCGCTGTCGTAGGACTCATCAATTTCAGGCAAAACACACAGAAGATGGAAGGTGGCGGGGTCAGGTACCTGCCGTGCTTTCTCTTCAGCCGTTTCGGGAAGGACAGTAGATGTTGCACCGTCTTGGCTTACGAGGATTTCACTCATTGTCTAATTGCTCCATTCGTTTAGCGAAGTCTTGAAGTGTTAAGTTGGCGTGGTCAAGACCTCGAATCACCCCCACCAACTCTCGGTACTCGGCGTAGTCTTTAGCTGCGCCCGTACAAAGCCTGTCTACCGCCTGCTGGCGGTACTCATCGTTTTGTTTCTTGATGAACTCTATCTCTGTCATTCAATCTTCCCCGGTTGTTGGGTCTGCGCTGCGAGCGCCGCTTTCTGCCGCGCCATCTGCTCGGCGTGAGTTAACTTCTGGCGGTGGGCCATGTCCTTGTGGCGCAAGTCCTGCTGCTTCTGAGCGGCCATCAGCCCCATACTCATACGCTTGGCCTCCATCTCCTGCTGCGCCCGCGCCGCTGCAACCGCCGGGTTCTCGCCCTGCTTGCTGGCCATCTCTTGCTGCTTGATCTGCAACTCTTGTGCTTTAAGCTGCAACTCACCCTGCACCTTGGCGGCACGAGTCTGAGCTTCTTGCTGCTTGATCTGCAACTCAGCCTGCTGCATCTGGATGATCGGGTCCTGCGCCATCTGCTGGTTCTTCTGCTGCTGAGCCATGGCCATGTTCTGCTGGAGCAACTGCGTGGATGCCTGCGCCACAAGCTGTGACAACTGGACCTCCACTTCCTCTGGCAACTGCTCATTGGGCGCGGGCAGTGGCACGCCCAACTGGTCCTCAATCTTCTTACGGTACGCATACGCCAAGTGCTCGGCAATGTGCGCCTGAATCGCACCCATCATCTGCTGCGCCATCGGGTTCTGCCCCATCTGCTGCATGATCATCGGGTCCTGCATGAACGTCGAGTGCGCCGCAATGTGCGCGTCGTGATCCTGGTAGATAAACGCCTTAGTTGGCTCCCCGTTGAGGAACGCCATGTTCTCACTGATCGGGTCCCGCGGGGTCTGATCATCTTCAATCGGAACCAACTTCTCTGCGTTCTTAACCCCCAGTACCTCAATCATCTGTCTGTGCAGGTTGGGCAGGTTGTATATCTGCGGAGCTTGCTGAGCCAACTGGATCACAGCCTGATACTGCATGATCCGCTGGGCCATCGTGCTGCTGTTGGGGTCACTGACGGGAATGACCTCCACCATGTCGTAGTCTTCTTGCTTGGCGGACGCATCGCCCGTCTCAGGCTGATACTCATACTGGCTCGGCGTGTTGTCCCTGATGATGCCCTTGAGTATCTTGAACTCCTGCTTCATCGAGTTGTGTACACGCGCTTGTACCGCACCCATGATCTTCAACTGCCGCTCCAGCAACGCCAGCGTCGTACCTACTGGTGCTTGGGCACTCATGTCACTGACCTTCATGTCAGCAATAGACCCCAATCTCCGGCCCTCATCAGTGATCTGGTTGAGCAGCGCCATCAATACTTGGCTCGGCTCCTTATAAGGCAGAGTCATGATGTTGTCTTTGATGCTCCCAGAGGGCACATCCACATCTCTGAACTCTCCGGGGGCGATCGGAGTATCGTCTCCCTTAACCCTTAAACCCCTAGATTTAAGACCCCCCGGCAAATTGCTTAAAGTGCCTGCATCTACCAACTGCCGGATAAGACTTGTGCCAGCACGGGCGTAACCACCAATAATGTGGATAAGACCCATGCCATACGCCCCGAACCCAGGGATATAGTCATACTGCACCAGATGCTGACGCTTTTGGTAGTTCTCATCATCTTGCTCCCAGTTACGATAGATCGCCAAAACCTCTTGTGTACCCTTGTCGATCGTCACGATGTAGGGGACCGCTACTTCGTCCTCATCTTCGTACCCTTTGAGGTTCCAGTCCACCTGAATCTCATACACCTGATACCGGTCGTCGTCAGTAACTGAGTAGCCCTGTTCCTCAGCTTTCTTCTTCTCAACGTCCGTGTGATTCATCACCGGCTCACCCAGATCAATGTCTCGGTAGAACCCAGCCACTTGCAGCTTCTTGATGTCGTTCTTGGTCTTACGCATGACGTGCGTCACACGCTCAGCCATCCGTGCACCGCTCGACCCGTAGGGGATGATCACATCTTCCGCGGGCACAAAGATCGAAGTCTGCCGACCCAAGCCTGGATCAAAATACACTTTCTTGAACGCCGAGCCCGCAAGCCCCAGGTTGAACAACATGCGTTCATGCTCTGGCCGGTACTCGGGCATCTCCTCGGTCAGCTTGAAGTTCATGTCATCTTGAACCCGCTGCGCCGCCTGCTCTTTCAGCTTGTCTATAGCACCGATGATTTCTGTCTTGACAGGACCCTGTGCCGGAAACGTCTCAGTGATAGTCTCACTCTGGAACCTAATCGCAGCCTCTGTAAGAACCGTCGAATAGACTCCACAAGCACCGTTCCAAGGTTCTGTTCTCTCTTCATACTTAGTCCCCAGTACTTCAAGACCCTTCACATACGTCTCAGTCCAATCCTTGCGACTGGCAATGTCCGCATCCACTAGCTCCAACAGATCACTAGCTAGGTTTGCCAACTCACCGTCATCCATTTCTTCGGCAAGGTTTGCACCAAACTCACCTTTTTCCTTCTCATCTCCTACCTCAAGAGTGATCTCCATACTGCCGTCACTCAACGTAACCGCATCAGGATTCTCAATCTCAATTTCCAGATCGGGCTCCATGCTCCCCACCCCTAAACCTATAGGGGCTGCATACATACCCTTGTCCATCATGTTCGTTGCCATTTTGTACCCTTAGTAAAACACCGCGTTGCGGCGGCGGAAGTATTTCTGTTCTTCCGGTTCATCAGTAGGCAATCTTAGGAATCCCCCCTGGCGGAAGCGCATCAGCGCAAGAGTGGTAGCATCAACTAAGTCGTCATGCTCGCCCGACGGGAACGCTGCTATCTCATCGACCAATTCCTCGGCCCAAGCAGTCCGTGGCACCCACACCTTACCCGACGCAATTATGTCCGAGACAGAGTTCAAGCGGGCAATTTTGTCCTGGCCCCTACTGGGTGTGAACTCCTGCACCGGAATCCCCATCGCCCGTAGTTCGTAGATCAGTGGTGCACCTGTCGCCTTCTTCTCGACGATCACACTGTCAGGCTCCCACTCCTCATACTCCTCGAACACATCCTTCTTAAGTTGCACCCACTCAACTCGCTTCTTGTACGTGTTGAGCAGGATGATGTTGGGCAGACTGTGGTCTTCGTCGTTGTAGAAAATCCCCCACGTCGTGCCCGCTGAATAGTCGGCACGTTGGGTCTTTTCAAACGCGGTATCCCACGACTGAAGTATGTACTCACACTGCGGCGGACGTTCTCCCTCCCACCATTTCCACCAGTCCCGCTTCACAATCGCAGACTCGTTACCGATGGGGTTCTGCTGGTACTGCGCCTGCCACTTGCTGTTGGGCAACTCCGTCCTGAGCGCCTCCAACTCCCCCAACGACCAGAACTCTGGCCATAAGGGTTTACCCGAGGGCATGATGGCAGGAAACTCAATCACTTCCCACTGCTCGCCGCCCCTGTTGTGGGCCGCTTTCAGCACCTGACCGGTCAAATCCCGCTGCGCCCACCGCGTCATCACGATCACGATCGCCCCGCCCGGCTGCAAACGCTGACGTGGACCTGACGTATACCACTCGTACACTTTGTCAAACACCTCTGGGTTGCTCGCGGCCAGCGCAGCTTCCTGTTCTGAGTGCGGATCGTCAATGATCAGCACATTTGCACCCTTTCCGGTTACAGTTCCGCCGACTCCAATGGCAAAATAGTCGCCGCCCTTGCTGGTATTCCACCGTCCAGCGGCTTTGGAGTCCTGTTGAAGCGTTAATTCTGGAAAAATCTCGCGATAAACCTCGGTATCGACCAAATTTCGCACTTTTCGACCAAAACCTACGGCCAATTCGCCCGTATTTGAGCTTTGGATGATCTTTTTATTAGGGTATTTACCTAGAAACCATGCTGGCAGGAGGTAACTTGCAAATTCTGACTTCGTATGGCGGGGCGGCATGTTGATGATGAGCCGTTTGCACTCGCCCCGTGCGACCCGCTCGAACGCCTGGGCCATAATTTTGTGGTGACGCCCGCTGATGAACTCGGGCCACACCCTTTCAACGAATCCCATGAATGTGTTTCGGGCACGTTCCTTCTCCAACATCTTCTCGCGGCGCTCCAAATCTTGGAGGATCACCATCTTTTTGGAGTCGGGCAGTTTATCTAGCTGCGCCAGCAGCATTTTGAACTCAGGATCAAGAACGTCGGTTTGTTGCTCACGCACCGGCACTCTCCTGCGGTGGTTCGGCCACGGGTGAAATCTCTCGGGCCGCTTCTATGTCCTCGATCAGAGTTGTCTCGCGCTCAAGCCCCAGCACTTTGTCAACGTCAATCTCAAGAGTGGGCACATCCACGGCATGCAGCCGCATCATCTTCCTGATCTTGTCCTTGATCGCTTCGTCCAGATCAGACACGTTGTTGTACGTGACCGTGATCTCGGTCTTCTCGGAGAACAGCCCGACGTCTGAAATCTTGCCCAACATCTCCGCCGCTTTAATCTCGATGCGCGGGTCTCCACAGCCCGCCAAATCCAGCAGCTTGTTAGTCACTACTAACCTAAGCTCCGCTGCGTCTGCAACGAACTGACTGTTGTATTCTTGCAGCATCGTGCCGATTCGTTCGGCGACGGACACGCGCTCAAGAAGAGAGGAATTCTTAGGAGGCTTATCTTCTTTGAGGGGTCTGGTTCGTGGACGACCAACGCCTCTTTTGGGGGGCGCGGGTTCTACTTTATCTGATCCCTCTACTCCACCCGACCCTTCCACTTCCATCGCGTCCCGATACTCCCGCTCTGCCCGCTTGGCAAAGTCTTGAAACACGGCATCCGCGTCCGCTTGGTCTGTGGGAGATTCGTCGTAGTGTGCACCGAGCCCCTTCAACACAGCGGCGGTGTTGGCAGCGATCTGCATGTTCTCGCGCAGAGTCGGGGCTTCCTCGGGTTCAGTACTCTCAGGGTACGGAACCGTCTTGTCAGGGTCGATGTAAAGAGTCATGGAGGAAAGGGGCACTCCAAAAAGATGGGCGGAGTGTATCAGTATGGAACCAGAAAAACAAGGGGGGTGGTTTCCCCAAAAAATATATAGGGGGTGGGGGGTCGGCAAAATAAAAAGTGACGGGGGGTGTTTTTAATTTTTAAACATCCACTGAGCAAAACACTGTGTACGTTCGCGTGACGCACCGTGTTCTCCAATTTGGGGGGTGCCACCACGGTGGGTTCGGCGCGAAGTCGGTTTTTATTTTGAAGTAGCGTAGTCGGAGACAAGTCGATTTTTTTGGTGGTGTAGTCGGAGAAGATCGCGCCAGATTTTTCCATCCAATGCTTTGGAATACGCTGTGGAGATTCAACCCTTATTTGGTGGTTCGTTTATAGTTTAACCATGGACAGCGAGATTGGCTGGACATCGGGAATTGTCGTCAGTTGACGATGTTTCCTGTGCCGATATTGGCAAGCCTCTTAACTTGGAGATTAAATCATGGCTCAGCAAAACTCTGTTGCGATTGCTTCCGCGATCGCTGTGCAAACCATCGGCGGCGTCCCTGCCGCTGAAATGCAACAAACCATCTTCGCCATCGGCGAAGAGACCCTGGCGGCTGAGACTGCCATGGCTCGTGGCAAAGAAGCACTCGATGTGCTCGATGCTAACCTGCACGATATTGTGAAGGGTCTGCCCTACACTGAATTCATGTTGGTGCGCGACTTCCACAAAGCGGGCGCGATTGACAAGGGCAAATCGGATGACGCGGCTCAGAAAATCTGGGAAAGGCAAATCAATCGGCTGGGCAATACCTTCGACTTCGTGAAACCCAAATCCGAATCCAAGGATGCCGAGCGTAAGGCGGCGGCGAAGGCGGCTGAGATTGCAAAGCTGGCCGAGTTCGGTGATGGTGAGTTGACCGATCTCAAAGCCGACCTGCTCGCCAAGGGTGACGCGAAATCCCTGCGCGAAGCTATGAAGCTCAACAAGGAGATCGACCGGCGCAATGCCACCGACCTGGAAGCGGCGAAGGCTCAGCGCAAAGCCATCAGCGACAAACTGATTGCGCGGGTCAAAGAGTTGGCCAAAGCTGGCACGGATGACGCGGATGCGTTGTTGATCTCTGCCTTGCAGTTGCTGGGCTAAACCCTTGGGCTGGAATGGTCGACACTTTGTCGATTGTTCCGGCCTTTTCTTTTCTTTGTTATAGGATGTTTATCATGGAACAAGTGAACACACTCATGGCCTATGCTGTGAAACAGTACGGGCGCGATCGCAACTATACGGTGCGGTTTGGCGGTTCGACCCCGATCGTCGGGGTTTACGAAAGTGATGATGAAACACCACGGGCGACGCGAATCGCCGAGGTATGGCTGGCCAATGGCGAAATCAAGCGGCTGGTTTTTCCGTGACTTCGGGGCTTCGGCCCCTTTTTCTTCGCCCGCGCCGCCCGCTGATTTCCGATCGGCGGGCGGCGCGGGCTTTGAGACCAGTTCCTGTCCGAGCAACGGGGTAGCCTATGCTTGCTTATAGGACTTCGTTAGTCGTTGCCACCATCGCGTAGGCTTTGCGGGCGGTGTGAACGGGGTAGTCTCGTCTTTCTTTGTATACCAGTTCCCTTGGAAACGGGATAGGCGGAATTAACGACAAAGTGTCGGTTTCTCCAGAGCGCCAAGACCGCCTCGACCGCTCGGCAAGTGTCCGGCGGGTCTAATTCTCTACGCACCATATGCTCTATTTAGTAAATCTACCTGACCAATCTATGCAAATTTGGCATAAGGAAACGAGTCGGATTCTGTAATATATCGTCTATGTGCGTGGCTCAAAAGCAACACCCTCCAGACCTCGCCCACGGCGGGCAACGCACAGCCCGTTTCTATAGGCCCGCAGGAGAGGGGCCAGTGAAGGGGTATAAAACTGCACACTTGCCCTATCTTTGCAACGCCCGTTTTTTCCGTAAGTCCTTGATTTCTCTTATTATTATTTTTATTAAACAATATATATATAACTTTGTGACGTTTTTTTCAACCAGTGAGAGGTCCCGTGATTTCCTCTCGCCAAGCCCGACCTCCCCGCCACGCCCACCTCGCCAACTTTTCCCTCCCCTTCTCACTACTTCAAAAAATCATCACAAAGTTATTTATACATGATATAACCCCAAGAAATGGCGTGTTTATTGGGTTTGGGGCTTGACAAGTATAGACTAAGCCCTATATTATATAGCCCTTCACAGCACTTTTAAAAGGACCCCCATGACCCGCCCCGTCAAGTACTTCAATGCAGACACCCTCTTTGCGAACTGCACTCCCTCCAACGACTGCTACCTGTGGCCAACCTTTGCCACCGACTCCCCCCAAGCCTTGCTCGCCCCGCGCTCGCCCATGGCCATCAAGTTTGGCTCGACCTCCGTCGTCCGCATCCTATTCGCTATCTGTCGGTTCCCGCCAGCGGGCAGGAGATTGGTCCGGATGTGCCCGAACGCCTTTTGCGTCAACCCCTACCATCACACCGAACCCAAGGCCATCCGCGCAAAGCGGGCGAAGCAAGCTGACCCCCTTGGCCGCTTGGAACCCGAGAAGCTTTACTATCACCAGACTCTGCCGCCCGATGAAGAACTCAAGGCCATGCGGGTCAAGAACCCAGACCTGATGCAACACTTGGCCGAGACCGCCTCGCGGGCAGGGCTGACAGGCGCTAACCTCGTACCTGGATATACCAACAGGAAACCGCCGCCCAAGTACGCCGACCCCAACAAGCCGTTGCTTGTCATACGCCGCCGCGAAGAACCCCCAAAGAAAGCCTCGACATTCGTTGACCCGATCACGCCCGAGATGGAGACCGAGAAGGAAGGCTTCCTGGGTCCGTACTTTGACATGCTCATGGCCAAGAAACAGGCGAAGGAACAAGAGCGCCTCATTGCCCAGGGCTACCCAGACCCCATAGATGGCCGAGACGACCATTGAACGGAATCAGGTGCCAAAACGCGGAGAGGGACTTGACAAAGTCTAATTAGTGTGTTAGAATGTACTTTGTACATTTGGGATAGCGCACAGGTGTACAGGGGGTTTTCCCCATGTCCGGAGTTATCGACAACCCTGTCGATTACTCCAGTCCCTCAACCTTTATTGGAGTTTTCATATGGCAACTAAGCAAGATGTCCTCGACCACATACACGAGGACTTGAAGCAAACGGCTCAACTCTGGGTCTCAGGCTTAATCACTGACAGGGAGATCACCAACTCGTTCCGCAAGTTTGCCGACCTGCTGGATACCATCGAAGTGGCCGACCTCCTCGACCCCGCCACGGGGTTGCGTTACGAAGGGAAGCAAGAATGAAGTACTACCCAATGGTTTGGATACTACGAGGCGCGGATGACGAGGGTTCGTTCATTGCGGAAGTGTTCGCGCACAAGATCACAGCAGAGAAAGCCCTGCGTGAGTGGCAAGACGATGACCCGGATGGTCAGTACTGGATTCAAGAGAAAGAGGTGAACCATGAACAAACTTACTGACCGCGCCCTGCGCGTTGTGTTTCTGCTGGCACTTGTGGTGCTGGCCCTTGATCTTCTGGTGTGGCGTCCATGACTGTCCATACTAGAGAATTGGTTGACGCTATGGCAGCTAAAGTTGATCGCGTCAACTACGACTGGCGCATGTGTCCCCGTTGCGGGGACGATGTGCATGTAGAGCGTTGGAACCTCGGTTTCAAACTCTGCTTATTCTGTGGCCAAGAGGCCGCAGAGGCTGATCGCGCATCCTGGTGCGTAGTGCAAACATACGGCAAGGGGCCGTATATGCTGGTGACTCAAGCGTCTGCACCCCAGACACTTAAAGACACCAATCAGAAAAACACCCGTGGTGGTGACACCTGCTCGGAGTAATCGACATGGTGTCGATTACTCCTGTATCTCAACTTATAAACCTTCACTTTCAAGGAAACCAAGATGTCTGACATCAACTTCAACCGCCGTGTGGACCATGACGAGGCCGTGGCCATTCTTCTCAACTCTGGAGGCAACTCCGTGCATCTGCGAGGCGAGCCGGGCGTGGGCAAGACGGCCATTCAGGATGTGCTGGTCGCCAAGACCGGATACCACAAGGTCTACATCGACGGGCCTAACACCGATGTGGGCCAAGCGGGCATGCCCATCCCCAACCATGACCAGCGTATCTTGGACTTCTACCCAGCGGGCAGTTTCAAACTGCATCTGAACGAGCCGTGCGTGATCATGATCGACGAGTGGACCAAGACCGATGACTATGTCCGCAATACCCTGCACCCTTTGTTGCACGAGCGTCGCCTGGGCGACTACCGACTGCACCCCAACACCATCGTGTTCACCACGGGCAACATGGACGGCGATGGCGTGGGTGACTCGGTCAAGAAGCACACCGTCAACCGCCAGACATGGCTCACATACATGAAACCGACTGCGGCCAAGTGGTTGGTGTGGGCGGGCAACGCGGACATTGCGCCAGAGGTTATGGCCTGGGTCAAGGAGTATGAGCACTGCATGCACAGCTACATGGACGGCGGGCAGAAAGACAATCCGTATATCTTCAACCCGACCAATGCGGCGCAGACCAGCTTTGTCTCACCGCGCTCGCTTGAGAAAGCGTCGCGCTGGGTGAAGGTGCGTGACCAGCTAACAGAGAACAGCTTGATCGCCTGTCTTGACGGCACGCTCGGTATCGCAGGCAGTCGTGACTTGCAGGCGTACATCAGCTTGTCCGACCAACTCCCGACCCGCGAGTCGATCGAGAACTCGCCTGACTCTGTGACCATGCCCACCAGCCCCGCCGCCTTGTGTATCTTGGCGTTCAAAGGCGTGGCCGTTGTGACTCGGGACACTTTCGCCCCGTGGATGAGGTTCGTGCGGCGCATGCCCAAAGAGACTCAGGCTGTGTTCATTAACAGCTTATTGGAGGTGCGTGAGAAGAAGGCGTGGGCCATGTCTCACCCCTCGTTCGTTACATGGGCCCGCGAGAACCAGTACATGTTTGCTGGTCTCAAGGGATAAATCGACAACTTGTCTAAAACTCCGGAGAAACAAATGAAGAACTATGTCGTGCGTCAGTACTATGTCGTGGAGGTGGAGGTGGAAGCCGACTCTCCCGAAGAAGCCAAAGAGATAGCGGGCTGGGATGAGGCCGCTTACTCTGTCACTACCAGCTATGACCGCCACCCTGGCGGGCCTAGCATCACGAGGGCAGACCTGGACGATGAAGCTGTGGAGGTGGCCAATGACTGACACTGAACTACTGCTGGTGCTGGGGAACTGCGTGATGGTGGGACTCTATGCCTACGAGCGGGCGCGGCTGTCCTTCTTCAAGCGAGCCCTTATCGCGTTAATGGAAGCGGTTGAAGAAGCTGCCGACAAAAAAGGTTCGTTCACCCGAACGAGCGAAGGATATATTCAATTCAAGGAGATCGAAAATGCTAGTAGTAAGTAGGCCAACGGCCAAGCCCAAACTGCCCGCTGAAAAGCGGATTGAGGTGGTGCATGTGTCCCTCATGCAGGACAAGCGGTTCGCCCTGTTCGCAGGTCTGTTCATGGTGGGCAAGACGAGCGTGGATGACACGACTCCCACTGCCAGGACCAACGGGCGTGACGCTACCTACGGGCGGGCGTTCGTGGACTCGCTGACCGACAAGGAGTTAGCCTTTCTTGTCATGCACGAGAACATGCACAAGTGCTACCGCCATCTCACCACATGGCGTAGCCTGTACGACGACAACCACTCGCTGGCCAACACCGCGTGTGATCATGTCATCAATCTTCAGCTTGAAGAGATGGACCCCAACGAGACTGTACTCGTGCATCCCCGTGACAAGGTGACGGGCAAGCGCATTGGCGCACACGACCCACGCTTCCAAGGTATGGATGCGCGGCAGGTCTACGACATTCTCAAGGAAGAGTGCAAGGGCGGGCGTAAAGGCAAGGGCCCTGGGGGTGAGGGCGGCGAGCCTACCGATGAACAAGGCGAGCCTGGGGATGGGAATGATCGACAAGGTGTCGATGGTTCCGGACTCGACGAGCACGATTGGGAAGGTGCACAGGACGGGCTTAGCGAGAACGAGAAGAAACAGCTTGAGCGTGACATTGACCAAGCCCTGCGCCAAGGCGGCATCTATGCTGGCAAGATGGGTGGGCAGATGTCCCGTGAGATCGGCGAGTTGCTCACACCCAAGGTGGATTGGCGTGAGGTTGTGCGAGTGTTCGTCAAGACACATCTGCGCGATCGTCAGGCCCCGTCATGGCGCAAGGCGCACCGCAACTATCTGTGGCAGGACATCATTCTGCCCAGCGTGATAGGCAAGCGGGTCAAGCACCTCGTGCTGGCGATGGACACCTCTGGCTCTGTGGTGGGTGAGTTACTCACTGCATTCATGAGCGAGTTCAATAAGGTCGTAACGGATACGAATCCCGAGCGGGTCGATGTACTGTACTGGGACACCGAGGTCGCAGGACATGAGACATACAAGGATGCGGACAAGAAGTCCATTGTGCATCGCACCAACCCCAAGGGTGGTGGTGGCACGGACCCTGACTGCGTACCTGTGTTCATGCAAGCGAATGAGCTAACGCCTGATGTGCTTGTGATTCTCTCCGATGGGTACATGAGCAGTAATCCGGCGAAGTGGGCGGGCGTGACATGCCCTGTCCTGTGGTGCATTATTGGCAACAACAGGTTCACCCCACCCGTGGGTCAGCTTGTCAACATTAAGGATTGATCATGGACGACGACAAAGTCATATTGAAGATCAGCGGCCATATGTTCTACATGGACATAGCCGAGGCTATCACTGTTGCGAAAATCTTGTGTAGCGTGTCGCGCATCAAGGAAGCGCGGGTAACCACTGATGATTGGGGGAATGTGTTAGCTGGCCCCGAAATTGATTCGGTGTCTATCCAACCCATGACCGCGCACTATTGGCTTCAGTTGGAGGCCAACCGCAAGGCCAAGGAAGAAAGAGAGGCAAAGAAATGATAGCGGGCAACTACAACATCAACCTCAACAGGGAAACCTTTGAGTTGTTGCAGAAGGTGCGCGATGACCTTGGCGTGAAGCTAGGGTTCGAGCCTACCTACGGGCAGGTGGTACGCCATCTGATTAGCATGTACAACACAGCGAAGGGGTAGACCATCATGCCTTTAGTTGTTTTAGGTAAAGGGTTAGTTGACTATCAACGACCCAACGAACAGGAACTTCCCAAGATCGGGAGTCTTGTCTGCATGAATGAACTCATGCAGTCTCAGCGTCGGCGTGCACAGATAGAACAACTGTCTATCAGCATGTCGTTTATTCAGGAAGCATATCTTCACAAGGAGAGCCAAAATGGCTTACGGGTATAGTAGTTACAACACAGCGGGCGTACCGCACATCACGAGTTTCGCGCAAGCGAAGCACAGGTACGAGCAGACCAAGCCCATCAAGGGTTCGGCTAATGTTAGGCCACTCGGGGTACGTCGCTATCACAAGATGGCGAGCATCTCGATGCCCGATGCAGACACCGTCAACCTGGAGTACTGCGGCAAGCCGCTCGTGCAGTGGCGGTCGGACAACACCTACACAGTGCACAGACCTTGGTACGCCAACGCGTACACGCCGGGCAACACCAGTCAGTATGTGCCCAAGGGGGTATTCGGTTGGAGGCATGGTGATATATGCGTGCGGCTGA